ACCACCTTCGGTTTCTGCTTCGTCAATATCTTCTGTGATTTGAAAGCCATCATCAGGGGCATCTTCATCGGCTGCTTGACCAACAATATGTGGCTCATAACGAACCCAAGCAGTACCACGACCACCTAATAAACGATCTTGTACCGTTTGTTTCATGGCACTAGCATAGTCACCATAATGTTCAATCTCATACTCCAATGCTCTTTCAAGCATCATTGATGCGACACGCCCTACTGGGTCATTGTCACGAAACCTACGGCTAACATCAGGTCTTGGAAGTCTTGCGAATACTGCTGGGGTAATGGTTTGAACATTGCTCCACAGGATATTAAACTTAGCATTAGGATTGTTACGGCTACGAGAATCATCACGGTAACGCTTAACGATCTTATCGGCTCTGCCTTCCCATTCTTTGTATGTACGCTCATATTGCGAAATACAATTATACCAATCAGTATATGTATGATCTTGATTGTTTTGATTATTTTCCATAATTAGTTTTGTTTCCTTTTAGCCCAATTTGCTTTTACGGATTCAGCTATTTTCTGCTTCCATTCAGGTGTTCTGATATGACTTTTGCTTGCAATACTCATCTTAATCAATGTTTCTTCGGTATGCTTGTAACCCTTTAAATAAGATTTACCTTTGCGTGTTTCGCTCATTTTTTTCTTAGTTTCATCACTATGAGTTCGACCAGTAAGCGTTTTGGAAATCTTTTGTTTTGTTTCTAAAGGTATTTTCTTACCTAAACACCAGCCTACATGACCGCTTGCACCTTCTCCACCATTGGTTCTATTGCATAAGTTTTGTCTACCAAGGCTAGCAATCAAATCAATTTCTTTTTTAAAAGCATCTTCTTCGCTACCCATAAAAGCTACACCTCTATACCAATCAGGATATTTTGCACAAATATTTGCATGATGACGATTTACTCGTGGCTTTAGCTTTAAACGGCTTAAATTACCTTTACCAACATAAAAAGGTGTTCCGTCAGGCTTGCAATCAACATATACAAAAAACATTATTTATATCCTGCGATTAACTGTTTTAGGGGTTTCTTTCCACATCTGCTCGAGCGTTACATCCGTTTGACCGACATGGAGGCCTTTAACTCTTGAATCTTTAAGGATAGGACTATCCTCATCTTTCCAAACAATTGATAGATACCTAAATGCATCGCTAGAGTGGCTTGTCCAGTCGTGTTTCGGGCGATCTCTAAATACTTTTTTATCATCATCCCACTCTCGTTGATATTGACGCAAACATTCGATACCTTCTTCACATCTATTATCAAACCAAGCACGAGTTAATGCAAGTCGTGTTGCTTGAATTCCGTCCTGTAATGACAGATTTGGTACGATTTTTAGGTGTTTTATGTCAATTTTTGCAGAAATTTGTTCGATTATGCTCTTACCACCGCTTGCTAATGTTTTAGCTCTAGCATCATGGGGCAGGTAATGGTAGCCATATTTGTACCCAAATTCTTCTTCTTTTTGGGCTAATAATCCTGTGTAATACTGTATTGCTTGACCGTTAGATGAGTGGTGATCGAGCACCCTGATCTCACCGTAAACCACTTGAAACCACCAAATAGATGTGGAATCGTTGAAACCTAAGTCCCATGCTGTATGACAAGGGAACATAGGATCGTAGTCAACGGCTGTAATACGCTCTAGGTCTGTCAACCTACGCATCTCTTGGCCATAGTAAGCCCCAAGGATGGCAGCTTCAAACGAGCATAAGAACTCTTGTTCGTACTGGTTATCAGACATAGACTTTTGAGCATCTAGCAATTCAGCATCAGGCAATAGTCCTGATTGGTCTGCTCTTAATGTCTTGACATACCAATTGGGGTTCTTTTGGGCTTCGTTATAAATGTCATAAAAGGCATTATGGCCCTTGGGTGTACCAATGAATGTAGCCCAACCTTGTCTATCAGCTAATAATGGGCGAACAATCTCACCCCACATACGAGGCTTCATATCTGCGTACTCATCAAGAACAACGCCATCTAAGTATAAACCTCGTAGATTGTCAGGATTATCGGCACCAAACAGTCTTATCTTAGCTCCATTGACCAGTTCAACCCATAACTCAGACTGATTAGCCTTAACGATGGCTGGCTCTGCAAACTTGAGCAGGTAATCCCAAGCAATGTTCTTGGCTTGTGCGTAATAAGGGGCAATATAGGCATATCTGCCATCAGTTTTCTTTTCGGTAATAGCCCTACGGATAATGTCCGCAATAGTAGCAACTGTCTTACCTGCTCGTCTATGGCAAACAAGTACCGCCCATCGCTGATCCCGTCTATGAAAATCAAGGAAGGCTTCTCTAGCTTTGTACGGATACTCGTACTTTTTGACTACTTCTTTCAATCTAAAAACTTATGTTCGTGAATGACTTTAACTGGCTGTTCTTCATCACCAGTATGCTCAGTCCTAGCTAATTTAGGTAAGTGGTATTCCATAACGCTTTGGAGCATACCAAAAGCCTTTTCAGGGTTAGGCAAAACAATGAATTTATCGTCATCGTTTCTAACGCCTTCTGCGACCTGTTGTAGCCATTCTTCCATCTTGTGCGAGTTACCCTCTACAAACTTGGCAATCGCTTCTCTAGCGTTGGCTGTGGACTTATTAACAGCACCTGCTTTGCGACCAACATTTAAATTAGGGTGTACGCTATTTTTCGCTATTTTAGCGGTCATATCTAAACTCAAGTGGTTGATTAAGATAAGTTAATTGTAGGCTATTTTTGTTTTGTTAGCAATTTGTTAAAAAATCACAATCCGTGATTGGCAAATTCTTTATGGTGTTGATTTCGCATTGTTTTAGCTGCTGTTATAGCTAATTCTATATTCTCGTACAATCCAAAGTGTTTGTTTTTGCCATTTACATGTATATGTACAATCCATTTTTTTGATTTTTTATGCCAACATACACCTTTAACACCTGATGTATTGTTACGCCTTAATTGTTGATTTTGTTGGTTTTGAGATAAAGTACATTCCCTCAAATTTTCCAAACGATTGTCCAAAGAATTATTATTAATGTGATCTATAAATTTTGGCAGATAACCATAATGATATAAAAAAATTAACCTATGATTTAAGTAAAGTTTTCCATTTACTTTTGTGGAAAAATAACCATTGTTTTGTAAAGTTCCAGCTTTATTGCCAACTTGAATTCGTGGTCTTGGCAATTTCCAAAATAAGTTGCCATCTTTATATTCAAAGATAGATTGCAAATATTCTTGATTTATAATTTGTTCAGCCATAACATCTTCTCAACAGTTGTTTGGTTAAAAGCCCCGTAAGAACGACAATTCTTATGGGGTTTTGCTTGTAAATGTTTGATTTTAAACTATTTTATCTCTTTATCCAAGTCTTTAACTTTATTGGCAATAGCGGCTCTACGCTCTAGACGCTCACGCTGTTGCTTCTCTAGTGTTGATTCATGCTGGGGGCGTAGCATTGCATCTTCTTTTTTATACTTACGGCTCATTGGTGTCATCACATATCCTTAATTAAAAGTTACGCTTGTATTTAGCATATACGCCATGCTTACCCAAAACCATGTCATTTGGATTCATTTGCGGATTAGCGTTATATCCTACGGTTAGCGATTGTCTTGGGTCTTGGTATCCAACATCAAACCCTGTTGGGCGAGTTGGAAGGTATTGATTGTTGATGGCTTTTTGCCCGCTTACGCCAGCTACAAACTGAGATTGCTCATCTAAAGGTAATTCGTAACCAATACGCCCTTGGGCTAATGCTGAGTTATTAGGCATTTGCATCACATTTCCACCGACTTGAATGCCTCGCAAAGCCTTAGCTAAATCGCTAGGGCTTAAATCTAATGGCAAATCAGGTAGAAAATCTTTTTCCATGATTACATTTTATCCATAGCTTCAGAGATCATCTCTCTGCGTGGTTTAGCAGTCTTAGCGGATTCTTTAAAGTCTTTAGCTGTTGGTCTGCCTTCAGCACCCTTCTTAGCCATCTTTTCGCCTGAACCAGCTTTAATTCTAGCTCTCTTTTCGTGAATATTTTTGTAAAGTCCGTCACCCATATTAACAACTCCATCGTTTGCGGGCAGCAACGCCCCTTTCGCCTGTCCATCCTGCCGATCTTGCACAAAAGCTATCATGGCGTGGGCCACTAGATTGAGGGGCTTTTAAGTTACTACCGTTCTTTGCGTTATACGCTTTTCTGCCAGCTTCAGTCATGCCAGCACCTTCTTCGACTGACTGGTAATGCTTGCCTTTGCCTTTAGTTGTTTTGGCAATTGGCTTATCGTGCTTTTCTACTGCGGCACGGATGTCATCTTTTCTTGTCATTTTTCTTCAACAAATTTAGCGTAAGCATCTTCTAATTTAGCTTTGCGATCACCTTTGGCGTTATCACGCTCTACATCAAGTGCAATTGCTACAGCTTGTTTCTTAGGCTTACCAGCTTTCATCTCAGCTTTGATATTCTTGCCAACTGATTCTTTGCTTCCGCTTTTGTCTAATGGCATGATTATCCTAAGAATTTTAGTTTGTAAGTTGTTGAATCAATTAGATCGGCTATACCATCGACCAAGTTTTCTAGTTGTGAATCACTTGGTAAGTCTTGGCGGGCATCTTTAACGAATCTTTGCAATGATTCAAAGTATTTAACTGGGTCTTTTGGTGAGTGGTATACAAGCGGATAATCCTCGATCAAGCCATAAATACCTTGATAGGTTTCCACATATCCATCCACTAAGTCTACGATTTCATCGTAATAAGCACCTAAAGCCATGTGCTGGGAGAATGATTTAGTTTTGAAGTGCATCAAGTGTGCGTTGGTCGCACTATGCAATAGCGTTAGGGTAAATAAAGCACACTCTTTCATAGCATCTCCAAAAATTACATTTGTAGCCCATTATCGCCTGTTTCTCTTGTCGTAGCAACAGCCGCATAAGAATTTTTGGTTTAAACCATTGTTAAATGGAACATACCTACCGAACTCTTTAGGTTTTCTTTGTCTGCAATTAGTACATTCTTGTAATGTTCTATCCCAAGTGTCTTTATGGTCGTGTCTTATCAATCTCATCTAACTCATCAATCAGCACTAAGCAACCCCCGCCTTTGCGGATTTCGCCTCTTTGTACTATTAGAACATCAATTTGCTCATCATCATCAAATACGCCAGCATCAGCCAAAGCATCCCAAAGGGCTTTAATGCGATTATCTATGTCTTGCTTGCGTCTATCCCTTGGGTAGATAGTAACTTGCATTTGTAGGCGTTTATCGCCCATTTTAGGTACATTGTGTTCAATTACATAGTCTTGCACCTGAAGTTTAAACTCACGGCCAGCCTTACTAATACCCATCCGATTTCTAAAGATTGTGCGGTAACTATTAACTGATGGGGGTAAAGGTAAATTGAGGACTAACATTTAATCTCCACAGAAACAAGGGATTGTTTCCTCTGTATTGTCAAACATATCATCATGAGATAAAGCAAATCTCTTTAATTCTGTATAGCTAGGTCTATCTTTTCTAAATCTTCCGCCATCGCCAAAAGTTTTATTAGATGTCTGGACAGACATCTCGGCTTTTATCCACCAATCTGCTCTTTCTGGTTTTTCTCTAATTAAACTAATAATTTGATGAGTTGGCTTTAAAAAGCATAAATCACAATTACCATGCATAGTTACGCCATTCATATTTGGCAATCCTAGATCAAATGATTGAGATTTCCAAAAATCTCCTACAATTTGTTTAGTAACCCCATCAGTTACTAATGGAGTTCTTTCCCTGTTCATTTTGGCAGCTCTACGCATTTCATCAGCCCTAATTCCTACCCAATCCATATTTTCGTTATGCTTCCACCCTAAAGATTTTAAATAGGTATGTATAGCCCTTATCTTTAGCCTTGCAGTGCATATTCTAGCCACTGGGTTAGGCAAATATCCTGTAGATTCGTGGATTAACTCCATAAACGGTTCACCGTTTCGACTTGCTGTCTCAAATGTAACCCTTTTCCATCGGTCTGCAATCTTTTCAGCCCACTTATATTCAATCCAATGAATATCAACATTCCAATTTTTTCCACAATCCCTAACAAACTCAAGGGTTGCTTCTTCTTCTTTTCCTGTATTAGCAAAACAAACAATAGCGTCATCAGGTAGCCCCCCATTTGACTCTAAAATTCGCCAAAGCATATATGCTGAAGTCCGACCACCGCTAAAACTAATGACGGTTGGCTCAATGATTTTATAAGGACTCAAATAGTTTCTCCTCTATTTAATTCAGCTTCCACTATGCCAAGTTTATCTTCAAGGGCAAAACCCCAATGCTTTTCAAAGCCTTTAGCACCTAATTGATGTACCGCATCCTTGTAATGCCTATGGTGGCCTGCGCAAAGGGGTAACGCTGGGGCATCTTCCCTTTTCATGCCATACCTACGCAAGTGATGGATTTCAACAGGTTGATCGCTTGTATCGTACCCAAGGTGGGCGCATAGTACGCAACCTAACCTAGCTAGTCTAGCGTAATGCTCTTTTGTTTCCTTAGTCGGCATTGGCGTGATCCACAGAGGCTTGTTCTAGTTTTTCAGCAGATTCAGCAATATCAACAGCAATCTCCATCATTAACAAGGCGTTGTTGTTTTTAAGTGCTTCATCGTACAAACGAATTAATGTTTTTAGGATAAGGAATTCTTCAGTTAGGGTAATCATGTTGTAAATCTTTCTAATTGTCTGTTGTTGGCACTTTCAGTTTGGTATGCCTGAAAACGCATCTTAGCTGCTTCTAATTGCCATTTTAGTTTTTCTGCATCTTCTGTGGC